ATTGACAAGTTCCGACACGCCCGGTAGCGTGGGTCCCATGATGGACGTTGTGGTTGGCGCGGTCCTGGCGGCCGGCGGGTTGATTGGTTTGGTTGTTCACGTGTTTTCGTGCCCTCACTGCCGAGGTGTTGAAAAGGCGGATGCGTGATGGGTGCCATCACTGAGCCGACGAAAGCGGAGTGGCGTTCCTCCGGGCTCGTTGTGCGCGTCGATGCTGGCGAGATGTTCACCTTCGGCGCCCTGCCTGACGCGCTGATCACCATCGACCCCACCCGCGTGCAAACGCTCGTCCTCATGCTCACCAACGCCCTAGCGTGGCTAGATCGTCGGATCAAGCAGGAAGAGGACGCATCGTGAGTCGTCCTGACTATTTCAGGATGATGTTGCAGGAGGGTTCCTGGCTCATCACTGTGAGGATGAGTAAGCGCCGTTCTAATGTTGATCTGGCGATTCAGATGGCTGATTCGGTGTCGAATCGGACTCTTTCGTATCCGAAGGACGTGTCCGAGATGCGCATGATTTTGGCGGATGAGTTCTGGCCGCCGTTTGTTTTGGAGGAAATGGTTTCCTTCAACCCAGAAAGAGAGGGGTTGTTCTGATGAGCAACGATGTGGTGTCGGCTGAGGTTTCCGTCCTGGATGCTGAGCCGGTGAGCGCCGCCGTGGTGGCGGAGAAGATCAAGTCCATGCGCGAGGGGGCGTTCGTCTGGTCTCCCACCCTGACCGCGGGTTCGACGTTCGATGAGCGGAAGGTTGTCGTCAAGGCGATGACGACGGCGGAGCCGTTGAAGGATCACATGGACAAGCCGATCAAGCTGCGGACGTTCGTGGTGCAGGGGGTGGAACTCTCCCCCGATGAGGACGGCGAGGTCACGAACGCGATTCGCACCATCCTGGTCACGACGGACGGGAAGGCGTACGCGGCTGTGTCGGATGGGATCTTCAAGGCGTTGCAAGCGATGGTGCAGGTGCTCGGGCCGGTCAATGAGTGGCCGGCGGAGGGGGTGTTGGTCAAGGCGGTGTCGGGCAAGGCGCGTCGTGGGTCGTTCTTCACTCTGGAGCTCGTGTAGGTGCTAGGGTGAGCCCTGGAACCCCCGGTTCCTGGGTTGAGGGCGGGTGCGCCCGGGCTACCAGCCCGGGCGCATCTTCATTTTGCTACCTTGAAAGCGGCTTATTGTGACGAAATCGTTGCGGCCACAATATCTGGAACAAGCCATTTGGGCACATAAGTTGTCCACTAAAAAGGCTTCTAGGTTGCGTCGTCAGGGTGTTGAGGTTACCGGTTCCGCTATTGATCCTCGGCAACCTTTAGATGTTGTGCGCGGGATGACTACTCGTCAGTTGAAGCGCTATATTAGGGATCAACATGCTTTTTTGGATCGTAAGGTTCAGTTTGTTCCTGGTAGAAATCGTACACCGCTTTCTCGTGAGAAATGGTTGAGGTATAAGGAGCTTGAGGCGAAGCGCAACATTATTGCTAATCGTCAGTTTGAGCGGTTGAAGGATGTAAAGTTGCCAGGGTCTTCTGTGTTGACCATTGGAAACCGTAGGGGTATGCGCGATGTTGCGCAACCGCAGATGGTGAATAATGCGGCTAATACACCGTATCGCCCTGTTGAAAGAGTTTCGCTCGGTGTGAAGTCGGACGAGGCGTTGGATAAGCTGATTGATATGATTACTTATCAGCAGAGTGAGGAATACACCGCAAAGCAGTTGGTTCAGGCTAGGATTGAGTTTGGACAGATGGCTGATTTTGTAGGAATGTCCAGTTTTGTTGGTGATATCAACAGGTTGGATAATGACGAGTTTGGAGCGCTTTGGTTTGAGACCGACTTTGCCGAACAGTTTTCCGCTCTCTACGAGTCGGCAAAAAAGATGCTTAGTCCGGCCGATCAGGCCGTCTATGAGCAGTTGTCTAACGACGTTGAACGCGATTTTGGTGTGTATACTACGTGGGCCAAGAATGCGGGCCAGGTCATCAAGGCAGGTAAGAATGCTGCCAAACTTATTGGAGCTTTGAAGTTCATTTAGGGGCCGAACCAAATGACACTTTTTCAAGTTGCAGATTTTGAGACAACCACAATAGAGACTGACTGTCGTGTTTGGGCGTGGGGTATTGTCGATGTATTCGACTGTGACAACACATTCGAGTATGGGAACTCAATACAATCGTTCATTGACAGGGTTTCTTTAGCGGACTCTGTGACATACTTTCACAATCTAGCGTTCGATGGTGCGTTCATCCTGGATTATTTGCTTAGGTCCGGTTATGTTCATGTTGAGGGTAAGCGTAAGGTTTTGAACACAAAGCAGTTTTCTACTGTGATTTCGAGGTCAGCACAGTTTTATTCAATCACTGTTGTTTGGGAAACTGGGCGTAAAACAGAGTTCAGGGACTCGTTGAAGAAACTACCTATGAGTGTTTCTCGGGTTGCAGAGTCTTTCAAGCTGCCAGAGTCGAAGCTGACTATTGACTACAAAGCCGTGCGTAACGTTGGTCATGTGTTGACCGTGGAGGAGGTCGCTTATCTACGAGCAGACCTTGTGATTGTGGCTCGTGCGCTTCGCGTTCAGTTGGAGCAGGGTTTGGTGCGGTTGACGGTGGGTTCTGACGCGCTGGCTGAGTACAAAGCGCTGCGTGGAGGGGCCAAGAGTTTTGAGCGTTTGTTTCCGGTGCTTTCGCATGAGATGGATGCCGAGATAAGGCGGGCTTATCGGGGTGGTTGGACCTACGCAGATTCTCGTTTCAGGGGGAGGTTGATTCAGGGTGAGGGTCGTGTTTACGATGTGAACAGTCTATACCCGTTTGTGATGCGCAGCAAGTTGCTTCCTTTTGGGGTTCCGAACTTTACGTACGACGAGCCGGTCGAAACAGTGGAATATCCTCTTTTCATTACGTCGATAACGTTTACCGCTACGTTGAAACCGGGGCACCTTCCGTGTATTCAGATAAAGGGGTCAAGGTTCTTTTCTGGCGTTGAGTATCAGGAGAGTATTACGGAACCTACAGACATTGTTTGCACTAACGTTGATCTTCGGCTATGGCAGGAGCATTACGATATCGACATTTTGTCGTATAACGGATCGTGGCTGTTCAAGGGAATCCGCGGCGTATTCAACGATTACATTGACAAGTGGATGAAGGTGAAGCAGGAAAGTGCCGATGGTTTGCGTCAGATTGCTAAGTTGCAACTGAACTCTTTGTACGGGAAGTTTGCCACAAACCCTGACGTAACTCCAAAACTTCCGGTCATGGAGGATGGTGTTGTTCAATACCGATTGGGCGAGGCCGAAGAAAGAAACCCTGTCTATACGGCGATGGGTGTGTTCATTACGGCGTGGGCACGTGATGTGACAATCAGGGCGGCCCAGGCAAACTACCCGGCGTTTCTGTACGCGGACACTGACAGTCTTCACTTGTTGGTGGACCACGACCCCGGCACTCTGGACGTGGACCCGGCGAGGTTGGGGGCGTGGAAGCGTGAGGCTGTCTTCTCTGAGGCTATCTACGCACGGGCCAAATGCTACACCGAACGAACCGAGGAGGGGTTGGTGACACACATAGCGGGCTTGCCGGCTGAGGTTGCCGAGCAGGTCACGTTCGATGACTATCTGAACGGCAAAGTCTTCTGGGGGAAACTGTTGCCAAAGCGCGTGCCCGGTGGTATCGTTCTAACTACAACGTCGTTCACCTTGAAGGCGTTGATCCAACAACCAGGAGAGGTTCCAGCAACATGAGCACCAACAGCAAGAACAGCAACGGCGAGAAGCGTGGTCCCGGTCGGCGTCCCAACGCGATCCCGAATCGTTCCGTCTCCATCACGATGCCCCAGCCCCTGTTCGACATCCTGGACGAGGCGCATTGGGCGGCCCGGCAGTCGGTGAGCGAGTTCGTCGTCACGGTCCTGACCAGCCACTTCCGTGACGCCGGCCTCATCGCCGAGGCGGAGCCCGAGGCGGAACTCGACGGGGAGGCGTGATAGATGGCTGACACCAGTCTCATGGAAGTGTACCGTTTCTTCAAGCGGCCGGAGGACACCATCGCCTCGTTTGGGGTCGAATGGCGCGCCCTCACCGATCAGGACCGGAAGGACCTCAAGAGCGGTCTGGCGGACGGGTCGTTGAACTACTGAGACGTGGCGGTCAGGATCGTGTTGCCCGTCCTGGAAGGGGTTGCCCGGCTTGAATGCCGCCCTTTCGGGTCATAGCGGTCGGCCCCGCTACGGTTGATGCTCCTGACACGCCCCGAAAATAGAAGCCCCCACCCACTTTTAGTGGGTGGGGGCTTCGTCTTGTTATGGGCGCGGGTTGGGGGTAGTGTGAGCCGTATGGATTTCGATGACCTTGTGGCGATGCTCCGCAATCCTCAGGCGGACGTGCAGGTGCCGGCAACCATCTACGACGACCTCACCAACGTCTACCGTGAGACGCGGGACGGGTTGGAGGGGCAGGTTGCTCAGCACGAGGCGGCTTTGGCCGCGAAGGACGGTCGCATCATGGAGTTGGAAGGGAAGATTTCCAAACTCACGGCCGACAACTACAACCTGCTGATGGCTAAGCCGGCCAATCAGCACTTTGCCGATAGCGGCAATGACGACAACGACCGGCCCGAGGGTATCGACGGCCTTTTTGGAAAGGGTAAGTAAGCAATCATGGCAATCGACATCAGGCCGTTGGAGGAAACGGGGAACGTTTCCATTCTGAACGCCATTCGCACCGATGCTTCGCTGGAGTACCAGCGGCGCATTCCCGAGGTAACCGACGCCACCTTGCAGGACACGGTTCGCCAACTGATGAACTACCGCCCTCACTTCAACGAGTTCGCGGACGCCCTTGTCAACCGGATCGGTACCGTCATTGCCCGCAATCAAAGCTGGCAGAACCCGCTCGCCCAGTTCAAGCGCGGGCTGTTGGAGTACGGCGATACGGTGGAGGAAATCCAGACCGGTCTCCTGCAAGCGCACGTTTACGACCACGACCGCGAGTCTCTTGAGCGCGATATCTTTGGGACCGAAATCCCGGAGGTTCAGACCTCGTTCCACCGTGTCAACCGGGAGAACTATTACCGCATCACGGTGAACACCAACGAGTTGAAGCGTGCTTTCTTGGCTCCGCAGGGGCTTTCCGGCTTCGTGTCTCAGGTCATGCAGGCACCGGTCACGTCGGACAACTGGGACGAGTTCATGCTCACCGCCAGCCTGTTCAAGACGTATGACGCCAATGGCGGTTTCCACTACGTGAATGTGCCGAACGTTACCGACGGGAACTCGGACGCAGCCGACGCGAAGGTTGTTTTGCGTAAGCTGCGCGCGATGGCCCAAACGATCACTTTCCTTTCGACGGCTTACAATGCTGCCAAGATGCCCGTGGCGGCCAAGCCTGACGAGTTGATCCTGTTTGCCACGCCTGAGTTCTTCGCGGCTATCGACGTGGAAGCGCTGGCCGTGGTGTTCAACATCGACCGCGCGCAGATTCCGTATCGCACCATCCCGATTCCGGCAGAGTATTTCGGCATCGACGGTTGCCAGGCGATCCTGACCACGCACGATTTCTTCGTCATCATGGATCAGGTGCTGGAGAACACTTCTCAGGTCAACCCGGTCAAGATGCACACCAACTTTTTCCTGCATCACTGGCAAATCGTGTCCGCGTCGCGGTTTGTTCCTGCCATCATGTTCACCACGAAGTCCGGTTCTGAGGTTGTTCGCGTGCCTGCCACCCCCACCGCCATCGCGGCACCCAAGGTGTATGACCGCACGGCCACCGAGGTTTCGACGGTTGCCCCGGGTGACCGCTACACGGTCAACTGTGTCGTCACGTCGGACACCGATGGTGTCGATTTCGGCGTCGTGTACACCGTTGCAGGCAATGTGTCCGCTCACACGTACATCACCAACACGGGCGTTCTCCACGTCGGTCTCGATGAGACCGCCGCCACGCTCACGGTCAAGGGCCAGACGACGTGGCTGGACCCGACGAACCCGAAGAACGATCCTCTGACGAGCGCCACGACTTCGGTGACGGTGGCGGGGCCCCTGGGCACTCGTTGGCCGGCTGAAGGTTGCCTGACGGGCATCACGATCAATGGTGTCAAGGTTGCCAATGTGTCCGATGCCACTTTGACCTACGCGGTCACGGTGCCTAACGGGACGACGGTGACGGCGGCGACGGTGGTTCCTACGGTGGTGGGTGGCACGGTGTCGGGTAAGACGGTTACGTCGGTGTCTGGTGGGTACACGGTGAAGTTCTCCGTGGATAACGGGCCTGGCGATCCGGTTGAGTACACGGTTGCGGTGACGGTGGCGGCGGCGTAGTCGTCTCAAACACCCTTTAGGTATGGCGCACCCGGGTAGGGTGCGCCATACTTGATCTTGGCGGAAGGTGGGGTAATGGATCACCCGTATGGGGTCGGCAAGGACACGGATTTTGGGCATTCGTTCAACTATTCGGTTTGGATTCCTGGCACGGTTGCGACGCTGTGTAATGTGCCTTGGAACAGCGATTACCGAGACATTGTTGACTTCGATACGCGCGCGGAGCTTGATGGTTGGATCAATCGTGATCCTGCGACGTTGAACACGTGGACGTTCAACTCGTTGACCTATGCGGTACCCGGAAAGCCGATTCGCGTTGATATACCGTTTTCTTACGTGTATCAGTTCAACTACTTGCGCGTCACTAACCCTAACTCGTCGTCTCATCCCTCCGGCGACAATGCTCGGGTTTTTTACTACTTTGTTACTGACGTGAAGTATGTTGCACCCAACACGACTGAGATAATGGTGCAACTTGATGTGTGGTCAACGTTCAAGTGGTTCATGGATTTTGGTAAGTGCTATATTGAGCGCGGCCACGTTGGTATAGCAAACCAGCACGCTTTCATGAACTTTGGTCAGATGTACCTGACCGTTCCAGAGGGTTTGGACCTCGGTTCCGATCATTGTGTGATTGACACATATAATGTGCCGATTGCGGGTAACGCCACCTGGGCCGCCAGCCATCCTGGTTGCCCCGAGGTTCACTATATGGTTTGGGCAACCACGAGCATTTGGGCGTCTTCGTATGGCACCGTAAACGACCCACAAATGAGTTCAGCTACCGGGACTTTGTTTGAAGGTTTGCCAAACGGTATGGAAGTCGCCATTTTTACTAGCATCATTGAGTTAGACAAGGCGATGAAAACGTGGAGTTCCACACCTTGGATTTCTCAGGGTATTGTCTCAATCATGGCGGTACCACCTCAGGATTGGTCGTCGTTTGGGTTTTCTTTGTCATGGTGCGCTGGCGCAAACGCATATCGCTACGCCAACATTGTTGGTATGATTCCCCAAAAAGAGATTTTTCTTATGGGTGGTTGGCGAGCGACGATTATCAACGCGCTTCCGATTCGGTATCGGCATCTGATAAAGTTCCAGACCTTTCCCTATTCGGTTGTAGAGTTGACAACGCATACAGGAAACCCGCTGTTGTTGAAGCCCGAGCTTATCCCAAGCGAGGATTTGCGGGTAAAGATGTTGCAGCACATGGCGCTACCGTCGCCTCGTGTGGTGATCTACCCTGATTCGTACAACAGAGCGGTTGCAAACGTCGGAAATGGAAATGACAATGTTGACGATCAGGGCGAGTTCCTTGATGTGTCTACGGGAATCACAGACTTTCCGATGTTTGCCACCGTGAACAACAACTATTTGGCGTTCATGGCCGCGAACCGGAATAGCATTGCCTACCAGCAGCAGTCGGCCGATTGGTCTCAGCAGCGTGCGCTTGCCGGGGCTCAGGCGCAGTACGACATCGGGTCTGCGGGTATTGCGAGGGATTTGGAAAACGCACGGATCAGCGCGTCCACGATCAACGAACAGGCAGCCTTGCTCAATAGGACCACAACGCTTCGTACCACCGTGGATATGGCGAATCAGATTCCTCGGGCATTGATGGGTGATCCCGTGGGAGGGATTGCGGGTTTGTTGACTGCCGGCGCTAACGGGATGATTCAGCAGAATCAGACCACGCAGTCGGCCAATCTAAACTGGTCGGCGGCCATGGGTCACGGCCTGGTTGAGGCCGGATACCGCGAGTCAATGAGGGACACGAACAAGGCTTACGCCGATTATGCCGCAAAGGGTGATTACTCGAACGCCATTGCAGGAATCAACGCCAAGGTTCAGGATGCGAAAATGATTCAGCCCACAACGTCTGGGCAGATTGGTGGAGAGGCTTTTCTCCTGGGTGCGTACCATTGGACCATTAGCGCCAGAGTCAAGCTCCTCACATATAACGCAATGTGTATGGTGGGTGAGTATTGGCTTCGATACGGGTATGCGGTAAACCGGTTCTACACGCCCGAAAACTTGAAGTTGATGCAGAAGTTCACTTATTGGCGCATGAAGGAAACGTATATCATTAACTCGATTATGCCTGAGTCGTTCAAGCAAACGATTAGGGGTATTTTCGAGAAGGGTGTTACTGTTTGGTCTCACCCCAGCTACATTGGGGTGACGGACCTGGGTGACAACCCGGTTGCAACCGGCGTTCAAGGGATTGTGTAGAGATGGCTAACAAGGCTGATTACGTGTCCGACTCGATCTATAACCCGTTCAAAAGGAACCCTGTTCGCGATCGGCAGTCGTTCATTGACCGGTTTTATGTGCGCAATCTGACTGAGATCGCGGTCAACCGATTCAAGTGGGTTGGGTTTCCCGATACGGTTGACAAGCGATTTCTTGAGATGACACTGTTCCACACGGGTCTGGCTGTTTTCTACTACGACAC